CGTGTGATACAACTTCTGCCGTACTTATAGATACAGCACCAGCTACAGTCCAACCTGTAAAATCACCTGTGTCAAAATTTGAATTAGTTAAAGGTGTAGTTCCTAATCCAGTATTAGACCCATCCATTAAATTGATTTGATCACCTCTTGTGCTATCGTTCATAGGATACCATAGTTTAAGGTCTGAATAAGTGAGGGAAGTGCCAGAGTTGTCTAAGGCTAGCTTTTCAGGGTTGAGATAGTCGTATTCAGCCTCAGCAGTAGTCCAAACTGTATCCCATAGTTGGAAGTTTGACATCATACCCATAAATATTCTAGTTGGCGTAGCCTCTGTATCTAATGCCCCAATACCTATAAACTGATTTGCAGAACTATAATTAGTTTCGGTAAATGATGAATCAAGAACTCCATTGACATACATTTTGTAGCTTCCATCAGAACTATCCCAAGTCCAAACCATCCTATACCAAGTACTATGGCTAAGCGTTGTGCTTCCAGCTTTCCATCCAGTACTACCACCAGCATATATTGCTATTTTATTAGCACTAATCCCGAGATATTGACCTGGAGAATCGCCTGATGTATTAGTAAGAGTCATTAAGCTTGGAGCACTTGAACTATAGTTTACCCATGCTGCAACAGTAAACTTTGTCACCTCAATAGAGTCAAAATTTATAACATCAGATACCCCATCAAACTCTAATGCTTGACCTGTATAGGCAGTACCATGATTGTTATTCCCAGAAGTATCTAATGCTCTTGGGTGTAAAGGCTTTGAGTTTTGTGTTATAGTAGCTGCCATTATGAGAGTGTCCCATTATTTGAACCATGATTGTCATTAGCGTCTGCACTAAGATTCCACCATGATACTAAATTTGTTGTTTCTGAAGTAGTTAAGTCTGAATAGTTTTTATACATAATAGATTTGACTTGAGCTGCAGTTAAGGCTGCTGACCATATACCTACATTACACATATTCCCATCAGAATAATCTGTAGTGCTAGTCGAATATCTTAGCCTTCCCATTTCTATGGTTGCTGATGTAGAATGCAAAGCAGTATAGCTACCACTATTAGAGGCTGTGCTAGCCGACACCGCCCCATCCTGATATAATGTAATCCCAGAAGCAGATTCATTAGCATTATAAGTACACGCAACATGAACCCATTGATTTTCAGGTAAAACAGCATTAGCCTTCTGAGAGATAAAATTAGCTGTAGTTGCATCATATAAAATTAATCTCAAGTCGTCATCAGCATCTGTTGTGAAAGCCCATTCCATTATACTATCAAATCCACATTTACCAATAATCCTAAACTTAGTAGCATCTTTTACATATACCCATGCTGATATTGAAAATGCAGAATCATTAGATGAGTCCCCAAATGATAGGTTTGAGTTATCTGCTATAGTTATATAATCATTAGACCCATCAAAAGATGCTGACCCATCACTTATGGGTGTAACCTTTCCTGTGTCAAAGTTAGACTTTAATACTAATCCGTCAGTTATTATGCTAGGGGTAGATACATTTCCTGCTGTTTTGAGGGAAGATCCTAATCCTAAATTCACAATTAACCTAAATAGCCAATAGCTTTACCTGAAGCTAGCTCGAAAGCTGTCCATCTTCCATATATTGTCATACCTGCAGGGAAAGTAATTCCATCTGATACCACACCTCCTGATGCTGATACAGATGTACTTGTTCCTGCATCATCAGGGAATAGTTGGGTTGTTTCTGCAACAAGTCCTGTAGCTCCACTCTCAAAAACTGAATCTTCAATAAATTGAATTGCTACAAAAGCTCCATTTAATGCTGTTACTGCATCTGTTGAGGCTATAATTGAACCCCCTTGCCCTAGTGCCACACTTGCAGCCGAATCTGCTGAGTAATATTTTCCAGACATTATACTCTCCTAAACTTATTATGAATTTGTTTTTTTTGTTGCCTTAGCTTTCTTTTTTGCTTTTGGCTTTTCTAATACTTCTATATCGAATCTTCCATCATTCTGTAGATTCTCTAATTTTTTAGCCCCAATATAATACTCTGTATTTGAGTTGTAGCCTGATGGGACTTTATTGCTTTTAAAAACTACTTTAATATCTTTCATAAACTCTCCACTTTAGTATAGGGGGGCTATTGCCCCCCATATACATTTTATAACTAGCTACTCTACCAAGCTGTAGTGCCTTCTTCTACAATACCCCAACATTTAGTTTGAGAAGCATCTTGAAGTAATTTAACTCCAAAGATATTATCTCCAACTACTTTATGAGAGATGTAGTCCATATCATATTGAGATTGGACATTTGGAGCTTTACTGTAAGCTATTCCTAAAGCAGAATTATGCAATAAGAATCCACCAAGAACATTGGCGTTATTTAAAGCACCATCAGCAGAATCTACTGCATCATTATGGTTTGTTGATGTGATATTGTTAGAGAGATATACTGGCATCCCCATAACTTGACCAACTAAACCATTAGGAACATCTACTGCACCAGTTTTAGATACATGAATAAAATCATCAATTCTGAAAAGTGATGAATATAAGGTAGGATTAAGTATTAATGCACACTCATTAAGAGGGCAATTATTAGTCATCGCTACTTTACTCATATGAGCCAATGTAGCAGCATCAATAGTTTTAGCTGTTGCATTTCCTGCTATATCAATACATTCTGTTGTCAATGCTAATGCAACTTCAACAGCCACCTCAACACCTAAGCCTAATTTATATCCAATAGAGTCTGCATACATAGAAAGTAAGTCAGAACTTGACTGAATAGCACCCATATCTTCAATCATTGCTGAAGCATATTGGTGTTGGCTGATTTCGATTGATAGCTTATCCTCAGTAGCGTTTGTGTAATTCACAGGAACGTGAGGAGCTTTAACTGCTGCATCTGCTACATCTGCCACAGAGGGGATGTGTATTGTATCACCACCACCTGTAACAAGTGATGAATAATCAGTTGCTAGATTTGCCATTACTAAGCTCTTTTTGAAAGAAGCTCTTACTGCATCTGTCCATATTTCAGGGATAAATACTGCTAATTCAGTATCAGAAGCCTGTGATGCTACAGGATTCGCTGAACCTATTGTTGTTGCCATTTTATATTACTCCATTATTTTCGATTTTTAGCATTAGCTATAATTGTATTCCAATTATCTTTTTTGTCCTGCTTGCTCATTTGAGTCCAATCGCCTAAAGGTTTTTCAGGTTGTCTTGGGCTACCTGCAACTTCAGGAACATTAGCCTTAATACTATTAATTTTATTAGTTACATACTCAAGAGTTTCAAAATCTAATTTAGATAATGATTCTCTTTCATCTTCAGGAACATTACTTAAAAGAGCCTCACGCTTTGCTTCTTCGTATTTAGCCCACTTATCAGCATTATCAGTCAAAGATTTCATCTTTTCTTCATTCTGCTCATAAAGAGTTTTGTACTCTTCTTTCTTTTTTAGCTTTGCCTGTTCAGACTTTTCTAAATCAGATTCAAGTTTAGCCAGGCGAGCCTCGGCATCCTGCGACCTTTTACGATACTTTTTGCTTTCTGCAATTAATGCTCCTACATCGGTCGAATCTGTAGTTGCCTCGTTAGTAGATCCTTCACTTACTGCTTCAGTAGCTACTGGGTTTGTTTCTTCGGACATACTGCCCTCCATGTTGTGTTTGAGATTTTGTAAACTACAATATCTTGCATTTTACAGGTAGCGTAAGTTAAATTACTTTACTTGCTAATTGCAAGTTTATTGAGATTGAATCTCAATCCTATATGAATAAACACGCACACTACAAAAAAGAATGGTTTGATTTTATGGGGTATAAACCCCACTCAGGGCAATTAAAGCTACATTACCCTGAAAAAGAATCTGCACGTTTTTTCGTTATGGTATGTGGCAGACGATTTGGTAAAACGACTGCATCAGCTATGGAGGCTACCTACATAGCATCTCAGCCAAATAAAAAGATATGGCTTGTAGGCTTATCTTATGATAAAGCAGACCTGATGTTCAGGGAAGTGTGGCAAAAGATGGTAATAGGTCGAGCCAATGACATAGAACGTGCATCTGAAAAAGAGCGTTTCATCAAATTCAAGTGGGGGACTACAATAGAAGGTAAGTCTGCTGATAATCCTGATTCACTTGTAGGGGAAGGTCTTGACTTACTCATTATAGATGAGGCAGCCAAGGTTAAGAAGCGAATATGGGATATGTATCT